AACCGCTAAATATGCAACACCTTTCTATTACTTTGTTGTTAAGTAAGCGTAGAATTATTAAGTAGTTTTTTGGAAGTGAACGTTGTTCATCGACAACGACTTTCCCAAAATCTTAGGTGCCGAGCTGTACCGCCCACACCCTGCATACATCGTAGAGATGGCTGCAGAGCCTGTTGTCGTACATGACTTCAGTAAGCAACCAGGGCAAACAGTGCAGTTGGACCGTTACCGTTTCTTCGGTAACCCCGGCTCCAAAGAATCTCGGGAACGCACAGCCGAGCAGACCATCGGTACTGCTAACAGCCGTAATATCGTGAAGGACAAGGTTCTGGTGACTCTTAAGGAGTACACCGGTCCTGCTGATCCGTCCGATCCTACCCAGCCTTCTACTTTCAAGATTGCTCGGGAAACCCTGATTACCGCCCAGCGCCTGCTGTTGGACACCGGTAATCTGACTACCTTCCACCAGTCAATCGGCAGCCTGACTCTGCTGGATGACTACCGTCGTTGGCGCGATCGGGTGTTCATCAACGAACTCCTGAAAGCTGTTTCTAAGGGCCAAGCTTCTGATTCTCAGGGTGGTTACTACTTCCCTGGCGATCTGGCTACCGGTTCCCTGACCTATACCAACGCCGAGCAAGCTAAGTTCGACGTCAAGGACGACCTCCTCCGCGTGGTCAAGTCCCTCCGTAAGCGCAACACCCCGACCTACCAGGACGGCTTCTATCGCTGCGTTTGCGACCCCACCTTCCTGATGCACCTGCGTCAGAACAGCGACTTCCGCGAGGTGGCCCGTTACCCCGGTAACGGTCAGATCAACCCACTCATGTCCGCAATGCAGCCTAATGCTGCGCTGTACATGGGTCAGGGCTTTGGCCAAGCTTCCTTCGTGGCTGGCGAGCCCATCATGCCGACTGGCTTTGTCTTTGAGGGTGTGCGATTCTTCGAATCCACCAACATGCCTTCTCAGACACAGAACGCAACGATTGCTAGCAGCACCGCTGACTACAACGCTGCGATCGGTATCTTCTTCGGTCCTCAGTCTGTTGGCGTCGGCATCGGCGGCAACAACGCTCAGGTTCTCCTGAACAACAATGATGACTTCTCACGTTTCATCATGATGATCTGGAGCCTGTATGCTGGTTTCGAACTGCTTAACGCAGACTTCGTGACCGTTGGTTACTCTTTCGACGCTTGAGGAGGTAACTGACAATGGCTATTAACTCTAACCAGCTCCACGTTGCCAAGATCTATCCTGGCAACTACACCAACGTTCTTCGTTACTGGCACGAAGAAAAGACCGTTCAGTACAACAACGCGAACGGTGTTTCCACCAACCTGACCAACCAGCCTATCGGCGGTCCTGTCGGTGTTGTGTTCCGTCCCGGTTGGATTGCCCAACAGGCAGTCGGATACGTGGACATGAGCTATCAGGCTCTGGGCACCAACAATCAGCTCTCTTACTACACCCGTCCTTACGGCTCTGGTCAGAACTCTGCTGAGCAGCCCTTCCTGAATGGCGATGTCATCATCCCTTCTCCTGACTTCCATAAGGATGTCCGGGCTGATATCACTGATGGCATCAAGGTTCCCGCTTCTGCTTACGTCTATCGCGCTTCCCTGCGCATCGACGGTGGCGACCTCGTTAGCAGCGGTGTTGCTGGCGCTGACAGCACCCCCGAGCTGACCCTTGTTCCCGCTGTGGGCGAAGGTCTTCTCGACGACGGCACTGTGGTGTCCGGTCAGTTTGGTGTGTCTGTGACCGGCTCTAACAGCCGGATCGCTAATGGAAGCTCTGCTTCTGTCAACATCATCGACTCCAGCTCCCTGTCCGCTCTGTCTTCCGAGACTCAGTGGAAGCTGTTCACCACGACCGACCTGGGCGGTGCTGCTGCTTCTGGTCTGGCTCAGGGTTCCGGCGTTTACGATCCCCGCGCCGCTGCCAACAGCCTGGCTGGCGATAACAAGGCTCTCGCGATCTGCGAAGTCTGCTGGATCGTTCCTGATGAAGCTCCCGAGCGTCAAGATCTGGCTCTTCAGCCCGATGGCCTCGTTGAGTCTTCTGTTTACACCTCGACATCTCCAATTTGAGTCAGCTTTGACTCAATATCTAGCCTCTCCTTCGGGAGGGGCTTTTTATTAGATATGTGTCCAAGTTTTTCTTCTTACGATCTGCGCTACCGTAGCTTTTGAGATACCATACTTAAATTTCAAATCATCATAAGTGCATCCTTGTTTTCTATCTTCTCTAAGTTTTAAAACAAGTTCCTCAGTCATCCTTACGTTTTTGTTTTTTTCTCCCTGAACTGATGGTTTTTTGTAGGGTTTTTTGTTCGATGCTTGTTGCGACGGCGTGGCCCATCGACAGTTAGACGGCTCGTAATTACCGGCAGGATCAATACGATCAAGAGAATGCGAAGGGGAAGGTTTTGGACCCATATCTTCCACAAAAGCTTTAAATCCAGGTGCCCACTTTCGGGTAGTCCCCACAGAGTTTCTTTTAGCCCATCTTTCGCATACAGTTATACCTTTAGCGCCATACCATTTTTTATACCCAGGATTGTTCGGATTTAAACAGCGGTCAAGACAGCTCTTCCACGCATAGAAAAGAGGATGCTTAGCTTGAGGTTGGGACTCCACAGGGGGCATTTGAGCGTATAGACACTATACCTGATACAATTATCGGGAACACGAACTGACCCTTTTACAGCAAAGGGGGTCTTTTTTTTGTCTTAATTTAACAATAGATACTTTTATTTATTTATTCGCTACCTAAACTATGTTGATCATAGTTTTATTGCTATGCCTGAGCTTTCTGAACTCGTTATTAAGCGAGATGAGTGCCCTAAATGTGGGGCGCGATGGCTTGATGGCCAGCTTTACTGGGCCACGGGTGTTAAAGCAAAAGAAGAAGATTTAGCCGGTCTGGTTTGTAACACAGCTAATTCACCAAAATGTATCAACCCTAAGAAAGGAGTTGAGGGTGGTGATACTTGGGCTAAGCGAGAGATGTATCTAGGTAACCTTGAAAAAATTGCCGAAAAACGAATGAAACCCCAGTGGGATGCTGGAGTTTTTGGCTTTGAAGATTAGCGCACAGGCATAACCAGACCACCCGCACGTGGTCGCCTTGCTGCGTCTTTTATTGCTTCGCCACAAAATTCCCTTGCTCTGCCAAGTTTTTGTTTAATAGCAGGACTATTACTAGCTCCAAGTAATAATCTTGCGTAGTTATCAGTGTTTAAAAAAGGAGCACAACCGTATATATTTCGTGTTTCTCGTGTATCTGGAAAACCTGCGTTTGCTCCCGCTGTTCCAAGAATGTCCATTGCTTGAGGAATAAAATCAAATCCCCTTGTCACCGCAGTAGACACCGTACCTAAAACTGGCACACCTACTGCTAAGATCCCTCTCTTTATAGGATCTGGTTCATTAGGGTTTTTCAGTTCTAGAACTGCGTTAAACGTATCGCCCCCAGCGGCAAGTGGATGTTTTTTAATGTATTTTGTGACTTCGCCTGCCATTCGGCCAAAAGGAATACCCATAATTAACCCGCAGTAATAGCATTCTACATGAATTTGCTATAAACTACTGTCCGTATAGTGATTGCTATGTCAACAAAAATCTACGCTCCTAGCGGAATCAAAGTCACCATTCTCTCTGTTCATGACGAAGGAGAGTATTTTATGGTTCGCTCTGATACATCCGCTAAAGTCTTTTTTGCTCACAAAGATCAACTTCAAGATCCAGTAGATACAAAATCTATTTCTGACGACAAACCCGTCGTAAATCGACGCTCGCGTCGAAAAGTTTCTACTCCTAAGCCTGAGAAGGTCGTCGTCAAACCTCAAGTACCTGTAGACAACAGGATCAACCTTAATAACTTGACCGCTGAAGGACTGACCCAAGCGCTTCCCGGTGTGGGGATTAAAACAGCTAAAGAAATTATCGAGCTGAAACAAGGTCTCCCTGGTGAGCGTTTTGCCAAGCTTGATCAGCTTAAGGCTGTAAAAAGGATCGATTGGGACGAAGTTTTTGCTACGGGAGAAGTTTACGTAGAATAAAAAATATATGTTTGGTGATCCGTGGCCCAACTTACGCAGCAAGAGCTAGAGCAAATTCAAAGTTATTTAGCTCAGCAAGGGGTCGCTTTTAATGCAACGACAACCGACGCTACTAAGCGTGAGGTTATCTACGCAGCCATCAATCAGATAACTAGAAACCCTGCACAGACGTTTGGTTATAAACTTGATGATTTTAACTTTAGTCGTGTAGCTTACCATTTAGGATATAATATCGCTACTGTACCTGCTGGTGATTATGCGCGTCTTTTAGAAGCATGTAACAGTATACCTAGCGAGTTTTATAACGACAAAATTGTTCAACAAATTGAGCGTTGCGAAGAAGCTGAACGTTTAACTGAGCTTGCAACCGGTCGTGCCACAAGTCGACAAGAAACAATTCTTGGCGATGTTAGTCGTTCTATCAATATCCAAGACAAGCGAGAAGTGACTCGCGTGTGGCGAGAAAATTATCTTTACGAATGTGATCGATTGGCTCAAATGCTTTATGTGCCTAACTATCGCGATCCTGTTGCTTCGCGTTACCGTTTCGAACGTTCAGGCGGCGAATTCATTCAGGCTCTGCCTGGGCCTCCTGATGTATCAAGATCCGATCGGTTATACTTCCGCGCAAATTGGCGCTAAACTGATTGCAGTAAATAACTAGCGAGCAACAGTGGGACTTAAAGCTGACGATCCTAGGGTTCAATTTTTAGAGCCTTTTACTAAAGCCTTAGCTAATATGCTTGGTTTTAGTGGAGCTAAGAAAGTTCTCACTGAAGCTGCGCAATCTGCTCCTAGTCGAGCACCTAAAACTGGCATTATTGGCACACGTGATGTGTCTACCATGACTCGTCGCGCACCGGAGCCCGCTTGGGGAGCACCACCAAGCGCTTCACGTATGCCCGAGCCAATGCGCGTTCTTACTGGGCGCCCTAACCCAAATGCCCAGGTCGCTGATGCTATTGAAGCTCAGGCTCCGGAATTGGCTGCGGTGATTCGAAGCAATATTCCTGAAGGTCCTTCTAGTAGTGCTTATAACTACCAACCTAAATTAGATCTTCGTTTTCCTGCTGGTTCTCAGAATTTAGTACCAACAACAAGCACCCGTGGTCGCATCACTCCTGTAGGAACAAATATAGGGGGTCGGCCTTACACGCCAGAGTCTATGGCGTCTCCCCGGAATGTCGAAACTACTCGAATTGCTGGAACTGAGCGTCTAGTTGATCTTCCCGACCCTCCCGCTCGTATCCCACAGGGGCAACAGGAGATTGACTTTCGCTCGACTCGTCAGGTCTTAGGTGATCAACCCTCAATGCAGGCTCCTGGGGTGCCTGATGTTTTAGCCGGTCGCGGCGTACAGCTTGGTAATCTTGGCGAATTGTTTTCCAGGCTTACGCCTGGTCAGCAGAAAGCTCTCATGTTAGGTGGTGCGGGCGCTGGCATTGTAGGTGTGTCCAACCTGTATGACGCGCTTAAAACTCCTCAAGAGCAGGCAGAGACTTCTTTAGGTATCGCGGCACAACCTTCTTCACAAATTGTTGTTGATCCTTCTACGACTCCGTTAGCTCCTGACCCTAATCCACCTGGTACTGGTGTTGTTTTACCAGGCGCTGATACAGCGTCGCCTACACAGAGTCTCACCCCTGAGCAGTCTGCGGCACTTGGTGAATATCAAAGCAATACTTTAGGAGCATTACAACAATCAGCGCCTGTTGCAGGAGCTATAGCTAGCGCAATGGCACCCCGTGATCCTTCTTACTACACACCCGAGCGTGGTGGCATCGAGCAGTACTACACTGATCGAGCTAATTATGTCCGCATGATGGATAGTGGCGCGCTTCGTCAAATGGCGGAGTCGATTATGGGTACAGCTCAAGATGCAGCTCAATCTCAAGCTTTCGAACAATGGGTAGAAGCTAACCCGACTCTTGCTTATGAATTAGTTAATCGTATGCAAAATACTAACCCAAACGCTAATCAACAAACTGGTCAATCTTTGACTACCAGTACTTTGGGTTCTAGTTTAGGTACTGACAACGCTGCAAACGCTCAAGGTCAAGGTGAAAGTGCTGCAGCCAAGTTTGATGCTGCTCGTATTATCAACACACCTTTAGCTAGGTTTGCTCTCAACCAGGGTTACGGTGATATATACGATGCTGCACGGCCTATTCAGTACCCAAGTCTGAAACGCACTGAAGATTTTGCTCGTGACGCGCGTCTTGGTCAAAACATGGGTGTTATGCGATGAGCTATTCTGGTGCTAATTCAACTGGCGCTTCTCAAAACGCTGGCTTTAACTCGGTTGACGACTACATCGAGTTTGCGTACGACGTATTTAGAACTGGTACTGATGCTGTAGATGCTCTCCAAGGTCGTTCGCGTCGAAGGCTTCCTGTTGATCTGTTTCCGGACAGGAATCAAGCTTTTAATCCTCTTGTAGGACCCCGACCAGAGTCGCCTGATGTTTCTAGATCTGAGGTCGATAGTGTTGTGCGTGGTACAGAAGAGGCAATGTCTCAAGCAGTTAAACAGTTTGAGCCAGGACCTACGCGAATAACCGTGGAACCTTATCAACCTAAAACTGTTGAAGAAGCCGAAGCTATGGGTTACCGCGTGTTTACCGACGCTACTGGCAGATTAACAGGATACATTAAACCTGATGGTACTCAGGTAATGCTTACTCAGTAAAGTAAAATAGAACTATTACGGGCGAGTTTTAAGAGTTATTTATATTCCATTTGTTGAATTTTTCACTAGCGAAGATTTTTTCAGGTGGTAAACCTTTTTTTATTCTGTCTACAATAGTCGGTCTTGGGACATTTAAATACTTCGACCATTCGGTGAGAGACATCGTTTTATCCTCAAAAGTAAAGAGTTTTGGACCGTCGTGCCTTACCTTCGAGAATGCTTTTTCTAAGGGCCACCCGTTATTAAGGCGTTTTTGCATAGCGCTGGCGCTGATTCCTACCTCTTCAGCCCAGTCTTTAAGGCACATGGTTTTACCGTCATAGGTGTAAAGCCTTGTGGCCCTGGCACCCCCACGATTTCGGTATTGCACTTTACGCGTGGCCCAGATGCAGTTTTCTTTGCTGTAGCCCTTTTCATTATCTTCTCGCTCGAGTTGATGTTTCGATGTAGGCTTCTCACCCATATCTTCGAAGAAAACTGAAAAGTCTTCCCACGAAGGGTCATATGTAATACCTCTACCGCCATATCGATCATAACTTTTATGGTTAGGATTATTGCATCTTTGCTTCATGGCATCCCACGACGAGTATTCTGAACTTTTAAACATTCCATGTATTGTGCTAGCGCAGCTTTTAGAGCAGAACACGGCTTTGTTTTTTCTAAGTTTGTGACGTGTTGAAGCGGGCCAGTTGGGCTCAAAAAGTTTGCCGCAGATTGAGCAGTAAAAAGCTTTCTGCATTAGACTTGAATCGCATAAAGGCCCACAAGCCTACCACAAGAAGCGTTTAACACGAGGAAGTTGAAGTGAGTGCAAGCAGTACAAATAAGCAACCAATGATGGTCGATCGTCCCTTTCTGAGGGGCGCTTCGATTACCAGTGCTACTGCAACAGTAAGCTCTACTAGTCCTTCTTTCAGCGACTTAGTTCAGCTTGTTCGCGTTGGTGATGTGCCGTCTGAGGACGCCGCTGTTGTTGAGGATTTGTTTATCGTTTCTAACGAAGGCTATCCCAATGATGGTGGGGTTCGAGCCTGCGCATTAGGAATTTACGTTTACGCTCCTAACCAGGCTGCTCCTTCGACAGCTTCTTCGCTTTTGATCAATAAGGTGACTGTCGGTCTTTCAGGAGACACTGAAGGATTAATTCAACGCATCGAACTGCCTAAAAGTATCGCTCCTATTCCTGCTGTCGGTGACACCAATTTAAACCGACCAGTTGAATTAGGAGCAAATGAATCGATGTACCTTGAAAAGGGTTACATCCTCGCCGTGGGTTACCTAGGTGACTCTCCTGTTGCTGAATCTGGCGGTCTGAGTGCTTCAGGTATTACTGTTTGGGCTCAAGGTGGCTTCTATTGATCTGTGAGTAAACGACGTAAAGGTTCAGATTACTTTGGGTGGGATAACCACTCGCCCAAAAAATCTGACTTTTCGTTTAATAAAATAACAGGGGCGAGTAAACAGTCGGCGTTAAACCGACCGATGCCCTGGAAAAATAAATTTAGACCCGACCAAAATTTAAAGGACTTTAGTGTTCTTTTTGATTACAACTATGCGTCGATGTGGACGCGCTGGAGAAGAGGATACGAACTTTATAAGTACGCTAACCAGGCTCTGCTTGGTCTTAATTACACTTTTAGATACGCAATTAACGGCCAAGCGGGTTCTGGAGGAGCAGAACTTCCTGGTCTTTGTTATATGTACCCTTCGTCTGATCAAGACATGGGTATGCGAATGGTCGTAATACGACCTAGAGATACTTTTAACTTTCTTGACTTCGGTTACTCGATTAAGAGTGTATTTGATTACGACACTACTAATAACATTATTGGAGTAGAGCTATCTAGTAATTTTGGCGCTCCCATCTCATTTTTTACGGGAGAGGTTTTATCTGATCGTTTTGCCGCCGACGGTAGCGAAAAAACCACGTATAACAACTACACGGTAGTCGCTGTAGGGACTAAGGCAGGAGGCCCAGCAGTTCCCACTCCTGCACCTTTCCAAGACACACTTTTCCTCTCAGTTACCGCCGACACCAGTTGGACCTCCATCGAAGATCAAAGTTTCACTGCACCTGCTGTTTCAAATCCCACTGTGGGTGAGTACCTGACCACAGCTATGCGGTTTGGTTGTAATTGCCCTGATTATTTAGCTAGAGAAGATTTTAATCTTTATAAATATTCTGGCCAACGTACTTACCCGTATACGCAACCTCAAGATTTAAAACCTGGTGTTTATGACGCAGGTACTAATACTTTTGACGGTGATCGTCCTGTTCAGTTAAGAGACTTTCCAGGCTTTGCTCGCGATTTTGGTTTTATTTATACAAAACAACTTTTAGGTCTTCCTTCTTATAGAGACGATGCTGCTTCTTCTTACTCCGATCCTAATCTTTTATATTTTCAACCAAGATTTTGTAAACATATATATGCAACTTGGTGGGATATGCAAAATAGGTTTACGAATTATTCTTACTTAGATGCTTATCTAGCTCAACCAACTGACGAACCTTTAGATGAACGTTATAGAGAATATTTTGATAAAAATTTAGAAAAACAAAATAAATTTTTAACTAAAGTTCAAAGCCTTAATTGGTGGGAGAAGTATTCGCCTGCTAAGGACAGTGTTCCTGACCACATGCTTTATTCGGATATGAATCCGACACTGGTCAAAGTTTTAAATTTTGACACACTGGCATCTGGTGGAGTCAGTCCGTTAGTGCCTAGCGGATTTTCGATGTTTGACATCGATCAATTTAATCCTCTGCAACCAGTTACTCCAGAAAATACACCTATAGCGGACGGGGGAACTTATTTAAACGGAACCGTGGTCAGCGGCATTAGCCCTTTAATTATTTATGATGGTGGCGACTACTTAGATGGTTCAGGGCTTCCTCCTTTTTTCCGCCCTTCAATTAATGGAGGTACTTATTAAATGACTTCTACACCGGTTACTCTTCTATCCAAACGCTCTGGTAACTCCTCAGATAGGCCGTTACCTACGACTGTTCAAGTCGGTGAGCTAGCGATTAATTTTGCTGCCGCAGATAACGGCCTTTACTTTAAAGATTCTGCTGGAGATATTAGAAAAGTCACTGGTACTCACTACGCAACCACGGCTCCTAATGTTGGTGCTGTCGGTCAAACGGGTAATTCAGTAGGTGAGACGTGGGTTGACTCATCTACTTCTTCTTATTACTTAAGTGTTTGGAATGGTTCTAGCTGGCAAAAAATTGGCGCTGCTTTTGCTGATGCTGCCGCGAGTGCAAACGTAACAATCGCATCGGGAGCTATTGTTGCTAACAGCGCCATAATTGCTTCTGGAGCTTTGCATGCAAACGGCGCGGATTTAGCTTCTGGTGTCGTGACTGCTTCTGGCGTTGCTGTGTCTCAAATCATTACAGGAAGCCTGCCAACCGTGGGAATCAGCGGCAGTCTTGTTTACAAAAACGACGCACCGAGTGGACTTTATGTTGCAGTGAACGGCGGTTGGGCTCTTATTTAGTAGTTTCGCAGTGTGCTCTTCAGCATCCACGCTGCTTTAAACATGTGACCTACGATTTCAGCAACTTCATTCTCTGCATCGGGAGCGCCGACTTCGCGTGCAAGATCTACCAACTCCTTGCCCATGAAGCCTCCATTTTCCAAATTTTTAATGTAAAGCGTTAATGAGGGTCGCGCTTCGTACGTAGTGATATTCTTAAATCCTTTGTATGCACCTAGTAGTCCTTTTTGACAAAGAGGCAGCAGATAATCCATACTGCGCACCAGTTCAGCTAGGACGTCAAAATCATCAATGTGCTGCTGGTACTGCTTCCTGAGGAACTTGTGCACCGCCAGGAAGAAAGGTGCTTCAATGTTGAGGTGCAGGAGATGCGCTTGGGTGTTGAGCTGGTAGTTGTACGAGGCGAACTCGACAAGCTTGTAGACCAAGTTGTCTAAGCTCGCCTCCTTGGTGACGACGACCTCCTCAGTCACAATCTCCTCCGTGGGAGCCATAGCAGCTTGGAGAAGGTCGGTAAGGTCTGAGGAGGCCATAGTCAGCTATCAGAAGGAGCAGGTGCCGGTAGCGCAGGGTTCAACCGATTTTTCTACTTTAGCCTGTT